AGTCCTTTCTGCCGGCAGCAATCGGTGATATCGGTGCTGCTCTGATCGGACCCACCGTAAAAGGTCCAGCGAATCAACCAGTAGTCGTCAGCAGTTATTCAGAATACGTAGATAAATTTGGAGATACTTTCGAGTCCGGAAGTGCCACATTTTCATATCTAACCAGTCTGACAGCTCGTGAATATCTCAAACACGGAAATGCCTTGACGGTGATCCGGATCCTAGCTGGTCCGGTTTCAACGGCTAAATCATATGTTCCAAAGGGGCAACCTGATCATGGTAGTCATACTGCTAGTATGGCATCTACCGGTCTGTATGGATTCAGTCAAAGTTTGGCTTCATTTACATTACATACGCTCTCTCATGGAGCAGAAATGAATAACAACCTCAGCAATGCTGCTTCAGAAGGTAATAACGTAGGTTTCACCGGTGGAGCAGATTCAGGATCTGCAAATGCACAAAATACAGCATATGTTCTAAAAGCATCAAATAATGTTCTTGTTAGTGGATCAGCTGAGAATCTCAGATGGGAAGTCACAGCACAGAATCCTAAGAAAGGAACATTCAGCCTGAATATCCGAAGAGGTGATGACTCCCATAAGAGAAAGAATTCTTTAGAATCATACAGCAACATCAGTTTAGATCCTCTACAGAGTAATTTCATCGGAAAAGTTATCGGTGATGTCAGTTTCACTCTGAAAGGATCTGGAACCTCTACTCCGTATATTCAACAGAGTGGTTCATATCCGAATCGTTCCAAATACGTCAGAGTTGAGGTCCATGCAGAGACGCCTAATTACTTAGACGAGAATGGCGATCTTAGAGTGAATGCGTTTTCAGCAAGTCTGCCTGGTCTGAATAGTGGATCTTTCTTCGGAGGATCTTCAGGATGGGCTGGATTTGATTCTCTCGGTAACGAAGCCGGAACAGCCGCACATGCTGGTGGATATAATTTCTATGAAACCATCACGGATAGTAATTCACAGGGATTTACACTCGGAACAGCAGCTCGAGGCAAAACAGCTTACGAAGATGCAATTAATCTGTTAGGTAATCAGGACGAGTATGATATTAATCTACTTCTCATGCCTGGAGTGTGTGATTCATTCTCGAATGGAACGGACCTAGTCACTAAAGCAATCGATATGGCGGAAGATCGCGGAGATTGTTTCGTGGTAGTAGATCCAGTACCATTTGACAGTTCACTCACGACAGTCACTACTGAAGCTGAAACTAGAGATTCTAGTTATGCGGCAGTATATTGGCCTTGGGTACAGATAGCTGATCTGTCTTTAGGAAAAAATGTATGGGTACCACCATCAGTTGTGATGGGTGGAGTTTACGCATTCAATGATAAAGTATCACATCCATGGTTTGCACCTGCAGGTTTGAATCGTGGTGGAATTGATGTGGCAGTCTCGGCTGAGAGGAAACTTACTCACGGTAACCGTGATACTCTCTACGACAGTAACGTGAATCCAATTGCAACTTTTCCTGGACAGGGTGTGACAGTATTTGGTCAGAAAACTCTACAGAAGAAGTCTTCGGCATTGGATCGGATCAATGTAAGACGACTCTTGATCAAGGTGAAGAAATTTATCGCCAGCACATCAAGATTCTTGCTGTTTGAACAGAACACTAGTGCTACAAGAAATCGATTCCTCAATATTGTCAATCCATATATGGAACAGATTCAAGCGAATAGTGGTCTAAGCGCTTTCAGAGTTGTCATGGATGAATCCAATAATACACCAGATCTGATTGATAGGAATATCCTGTACGGACAGATATTCTTACAACCAACCAGAACTGCTGAATTTATTATTTTGGACTTCACAGTACAACCAACTGGCGCTTCTTTTCCGGAATAATCTGAACTAACAGTTCAAGTCAAGAAAGAGTCTGAGGAAACTCAGGCTCTTTTTTTGTTTTTCATGATATTTATATACAGTAAGAATAGTAAGGAAGTACTCGGAGACTAAAATGCCAGAACTAGTAACAGCTAATGAGATAATGTTCACACCATTTGAGCCGAAAACTAAAAATCGGTTCATCATGGTCATAGACGGTATTCCTGCATATATGATCAGAGGTGCTCAAAGACCTCAATTACAGTTTGAAGATATTGAACTTCATCATATGAATGTCAGACAGTACGTCAAAGGGAAAGCAGAATGGCAGACCCTTGAATGTACTCTGTATGATCCAGTCGTTCCATCTGCAGCTCAAGCAGTCATGGAATGGGTCAGACTTTCACACGAATCCGTGACAGGTAGAGATGGATATGCTGACTTTTATAAAAAAGATGTCACGTTTAATGTGTTAGGTCCAGTAGGTGATAAGGTTGAAGAATGGACGCTGAAAGGTGCATATATTCAACAAGCTAATTTTGGTGATTTGGATTTCGGTGAAAATGCACCACTTGAGATCACTATGACGCTTAGGTATGATTATGCTATTCTGCAATTCTAACAATTAGGTTAAAGATTTTTTGTGGCAAAGCATCCCACTGATTTTGAAAGCATTATAGAACACATACTCGAACATGAAGGCGGGTATGTCGACGATCCCACTGATAGGGGAGGTGAAACCAACTTTGGTATCGCGAAACGTTTCTATCCGGATGTAGATATCAAGAATCTCACCGTAGATGATGCTAAGCAGATTTACTTTCAGGATTATTGGGGTCCATCAAAGGCTCAGGATTTACCACCAGAGATCAGATTCATCTACTTTGATATGGTAGTGAATTTTGGAATTGGTGGAGCCACAAAGGTTCTTCAGAGAGCCTGTAATGCTAAGAGAAAGGAAGATAAATTAGAGGTTGATGGAAAGATTGGTCCAAAGACCATCAACGCAACCCAAAATGTTTCAGTTAATCGAATAAGAAGTTATAGAGTCCTACGGTTCGCTAATATCGTTTTCAAACGACCCGAGCAAGAGCGATTCTGGTTCGGATGGTACCGTAGAGCCACTCAAGTCTAGGAGAAACAGTTATGCCAGCAGAAACAAAATTCCCCACTGAGGTGGTGGACCTACCCAGCCAGGGTTTGGTCTATCCGGAAAAAAGTCCACTCAGTTCAGGAAAACTTGAAATCAAATATATGACCGCTAAGGAGGAGGACATTCTGACATCTCAGAATCTCATCCAGAAAGGTGTTGTATTAGACCATCTGCTTGATGCGTTAATCATTGATAAGGCGATCAAGGTGGATGATCTGGTTCTCGGTGATAAAAATGCCGTTATGATTGCAGCAAGGATTCTTGCATATGGACCCGAATACACAGTCGAGATCACCGATCCCACTACGGGTGATCAGACACCACATACATTTGATCTCACAAAATGTGACTTCAAAGAATTACCTGAAGACCTGGATTATTCGAAAGGCGAATTTTCGTTTCAGCTACCGGTCTCCAAGAACACCATTACGTTTAAGTTACTGACCGGTAATGAAGAAAAACAAATTGATCGAGATGTCAAAGCTTCCAAGAAGGTTGGCACCTCTGCAGAGATCACGACGCGACTTCGTCACATGATCACGTCTGTAGATGGTAATACTGATGCAGCAACGATATCAAATTATGCAAACAACATGTTGTCCAAGGACTCATTGGAGCTGAGAAAAGAAGTCCTCAGGATCACACCTGACATTGAAATGTCACAGGAAATCGAAATAGGAGGTGAAACGGTTGAGGTGGATATCCCCTTAACCGTCGAGTTTTTTTGGCCTTCAACCGACGGATAAGTCGGCACTTCACAAGAATATCTTTTCTCTAATCCAACATGGAAACGGCTTTACGTTTTCTGATGTATATGACATGCCGATCTATCTGAGAAACTTCTACATGAAGGAATTGATCGACCTAAGAAAGGAAGAAAAGAAAGCCGCGGAAGCTGCTCAGAAGAACAATTCGCTTCCTATGCGCAAGTTTAATCCCAGATAATCTGGAACCTTTAAATATTTATATACAGATAGGTCCAGATCAAACTATGCGAAAAAACCACTCATATATGAATCATAAGAATCTCCTCAGTGAGGGATTGATTGATGATCTGATCAATCATTTTCTTCCTGGAATGCGAGATCGAGCTGAACAGGCTTATCTGAAGAAAAAAGCTAAGAAGCTCAAGAAATTAGAAAAGAAGATAGAACAACATCGTGCTGCTGCTGATGATGCGTTTGAAAAATTCAGGAAAACATGGGAAGCAGAGACGGGGAAGAAGATTCCGAAGGATGAAAAATTTAGCGACTATAGGAAACCAAAATAATGGCTGACGAGGGAAAGATATTTTCAGAAAAAGCTGTCGATATGGCAAAACAGCTTGGACGGGAGTTTAAATACATCGTTACCGGTATGAGACGTACCGTCAAAGCAGCTGATGATCTACAAACCAGATTAGAAAAAATGGCCAAAGATTCGGATTTAGCTGATAAATGGGATAGGACCGGCATTGCTATGAAGAATATGGCGGCTGATGTTAAGGAACAGCTTAAAAATCTCAAGGATAGTGACGGTTACAACAGAAATATAAATAAAGCGATGCAAAGAAGAGTCCGTCACAGTAAGGTGATCACGAATATGATGGGAAAACAGAGCAAATTTAACGTTGCACGGTTTAAGATCAATAAAGCTATACTTGGCGTGCGCACAAAATTGGGTAATAAAGTTGATCAAACACTAACAGATGCATATAAGGTTGCTGAGGAGGAGCGCAAAGAAATAAAGGCTGCAGAAGACCACAAGAGCCTTCGGGAGAGGGCTACGGACGCACTGTGGAAGCAGATGAAAGTCTGGTTCAGCATTGGGGC